ATTCAAGGCTGGTCACGTATGCGTCAAACACCAAACGATCGTCACCACTGTTTTCACCTGGTGCGTCGAAATCGTATGATGTAACCTTGACGGCTTGCTTCGTGCCTGCGTTGTACGCTGTCATGAGCTGGTCAAAACCTTGCGTCGCATCGGTGGCATAGTAGGCCGAAAAATTGATGGACAAAGATTTGAGACCAGGCAACAACGCGCGATAACCTGCATTGTTTTTCGTGGTCGTATCTCGTGTGTCGGTACTGATTGAAACCGACAAATCTGTGACGTTATCGACGACTACGTACGTGGGTGATCCCCCCGCGTCGCCAAACATCACGGTTAGTTGTGATCCGTTGAGGATGCCTGTTGTTTGTGCCATTGTTCGTTGTTATTTCGCCTTCCTGTTTTTACCAAGGACGACGGCTTGTAAAATTCTTTTGAAGATGTCCACCACCTTGTCGTCCTTTTCCGTCTCGGTGAGCGCGGTAATAGTACCAGCGGCGGTGATTAGGGCCAAAGCCCATTCAGCAAAATTTTCTAAAATCCAAGGTGTCATCGTGTGATTCTTATTGTGTATTCCTGGATGGCCGCGTACAATTTGCGGTCATCGCTAATTTCGGTAGTTTCGTTCGTGTATCTGATTGATTGCACGTTAATTGTGCCCAAGTTATTGTCGGTCACTGTTGCGCTCTTTCTGTCAATGGCATCACGCACCGCATCCGCGTTTTTCATGCATGCGCCATAGGTGGCCGCCACCGTGATGATTTCCACGTTTGCTTCATCAATTGGTGTCCTGCCTTTGTCGTCGTAAGGCTGGTTCGACAGCACCGTGTAGACGATGTAAGGCGTGGCGGCCCCGTCGGGGGCTTGTTCGGGATAAATGCGCCCCGAAACCTTCACCGTCGCCGATGCGTTGTTGATCAACTGATATATAGCCATTCCAACTTTCATCGCATGTATTTTGGAAATGCAATTTTCAATTGCTTCACGTATTCGGCCGAAACGCTTTGTTCCGTCGATTTCATACTGCGCTCAATCACCCCTTTGTTTGGGTTGTTGTTGTTCCGACCAAACGCCCGTCCAGCTTCCACAATGTGCGCAAACCACGCGTCATTTTTTTCTGCAAACTTTTGGCGATTGAGAAACCCCGCACGAGGACCAGCCGACAAATGGTTGCCACCGCGTTTCACCGCCCACCAACCAATCGAACGGCGCAACGTTCCTTTGTACACCGTGCGTCTTGCGCTTTTGCGTATCACCTCGATGTCACGGGGAAAGTCTTTGATTTGGCTTTTGGCGTGCTTCACAAAAATGTCCAATGCCCTTTTGCCCGCGTTCTTCAATGCGGTGGCGTCATTTTTTTGCCATTGCAAGGCGCGTTCAATGCGCCGTTCAAATTGTGCCAGTCCTTCAACGTGAATCATTCCGACACCACCTTTTGGGTTACCAAATGCAATTCGTCATTGCGGCCCTTTTCCACAATCGATTTGATGTGATACACGTTTCTGCCGTCTTTGACGCGCATGGATTCCGTGAATGCCCTGGATATTGTGCTACTGCGAATCCGCCACGTGACCATGTATTTGGCCGCTTCCTGCTCAAATTCAATCCGTGAGCTACTGTTGGTTATATCCATCGCCGCCCACACCGTGGCCACATCGGACCACGTCGAAGAAACTTCACCGTACGCGTTAGCCGTGCCCGTGTCTTCCTGCACGGTTATGCGGCGGTCCATATAGCCGATGTTCATTGCCACGCGGTTTCTAGGCGTTCAGGATTCAACAGCGCGTTGACTGCCATTGGAACTTCCGACGATCCGATGCCCGAACCCACCACCACGGCACGCCGCGTTTCATACCAATGCGCCACAATCATTTTGATTGCGTGTTTGATGTTAGGCGATGCCGCCTTGCCTACACGACAATTCACGATGACTGGTGTGGCGTTGTAATCTTCCAGGTCTGGTGTATCACGAAAGAAAATGCGCCACACCTGGTTGTCGCGTGCTTCAACCCACCACAACGCCGTGTCCAACGTCTGAAGGTCACCCGCGGTGTCGTAATACTGCACGCTCTGAATGTTTGTCACAGGACCAAAAGCCAACGCGGCGGGGCGGAAATACGGAAGGTAAAAAGTTCCCGCGGAATCAGTCGTGAAATGGCGGTTGGTTACGTCACTACAATGCACCACCGCGGCATCCATCATGGCCGTGATCGTTGCGTCCTCGTCGTCGTGATCAACGCGCAAAAACTCTTTCATGGCCGCCAACGTAATGATGTCGGTTGCTGTTGTCGGTGTGGGGCGTGTGACGTTCATGGTGGTAAAAAAATGGGGAACCCTGGATGGTGCCAAGGTTCCCCGTTCAGTTGTTATGCTACGTCCTTACAAACGCTGATTGCGGCGGCGTTCGTCACGTCGCAATCGTACCAGCGGTTAATGTGGATGTTCATTTCACCGCTCACGGCCAATGCACCCGCGCGATCCACGAAGATGTCGAGGCCACCGAACAACGCCATGACGGCGGATTGTCCGAAGTTGGCGAAAATCAATTGTCCAACGGTGCCCGTTGTTGCGTGGTCCGCAACGTCGGCCACGTGTGGCGTTTTGAAGTATTGGTAACCTGCAAAACGTCCGTTATCGTGCAACGCCGAAACGCTGGCCACTGCGGCCAACACGCGGGATTTTTCCAACGCCAATGGCGACATGACCCACACGGCACCGTCCAAGTTGGCGTAATTGCTCAACAAGTCCTTTTCCATTGTGTAAATCAATGAATTTGACAACGTGGTGTCGTCACCTGCCGTTGAATTGTCGGTGATGCCTGAAGCGGCCAACACGGTTGCAAAAAAGTTCTTGTCAATGTGCTGGTTCAAACCGTTGTTCAGCTGACGCGTAATGTACTCGTCCACGTTGCCGCCCTGCAACATCAATTGTTGCGTGAGTTGCGTGTAGTAAGACGCGCGGCGTGGCGTGAGTGTAACGCTTTCCAGTTCCAAAGACGAGGTGCTGTTGTTCGCGCCTTCATCAATTGAGGCGGCCAACGATGGCTTGGTTTTCGTCTTTGGGAAAATCAGGTTTCCAGTTGCGCCCGTGATCACCGTGGTGCCTACCTGTTGTGCCACTGAAGGTGCCCACAACGCGTCAACGGCGTTTTGCACGATGGTTGGAACAAACGCTTTTCCTGAACCCGTGGTGGCGGAATGTTCGTCAGCATCACCCAACGCACGCGTTTGGGCCTTGCTTGGAATGGCCACGTTTCCAGTCATTGGAATGCCAGCCTTATTGGCTTCGCTTCGCGCCTCTTGGTACCACTCGGCTTCGGCACCGTCCAATGGCTTTTGGTCGTAGGCCGAAAGAATCGCACGAGACAAAGAAAAACGGCGGTTCACGCGGTCAATTTCTTTTTGCTCGGTCGTTCCCACAACGCCCACTTGCGCTTGACGGGTAATCATTTCTTCCTGTGCCTTCCGACGCTTCACGCGCTCGTCCAGGCTGTCAATTTCAGTTTCGAGGAAGTCCAAACGTGAACGTTCCTCGGCTGTCAATTCGCGGCCTTCCTTGTCGGCCGATTGGGTCAGTGCCACGTGTTCTTCGTAGTGCTTCGTGCGCAAACCGACCATGTCTTTCACTGTCATGTTCTTGTAGTGTGTTTGAGCTTTATTTGCTCGGGTTTGTGTATTCTCTTTCGTCACCTCGGGTGCCGATTCTGTTTCAGGTTGCAAATCACGGGCCTGCACCGTGGCGGCCTGGTAAGCGGGATACGTCACGGGTGACACGTCCAACAATTGCCGCACCTTGTTGACGCTACGAACGGTCCTTTTCTCGTTCCAACTTTCGTCTTCGATTGTAAACGCAAACGAAGATTGCGAAATGTCGCCGCGCTTCACGGATTCGTAAAAGTCACGGGCATACGTCTGTTTTCCTAATTCCACGCGGTATTTCAAACCGCGCTCGTCCTGTTCCAACGTCAACGTGCCGTTGCTCGTTCTTCCCAACACCAAGTTGGGATCGTGGTTGATTAGGGCGCGAACGTCATTGGTCAGCACGTCGGTGAACGCGCCTGGTTTGATGACCTCACGAAATGGTCCAAGGTCGGTTTCGCTGTTGAATACAGCGGCGTAACCTTCCAACACCATTGCTTCCCCTTCGGCTTCGCGCACCTCAATGGTTCCCATCGTGCGCTTTTCCGCGTTGGTTATTTCATGTTGTTTGTTGCTCATCCTTTGAAATTTTATCTGAATAAGCTTCGAGCCTGTCCAATGCCAAGGTGTTGACCTGCACCGTGTGGACGTTGCCGCCCTGCACGGGGTTCAAGCTTTCACGTTGGCGAACTTCGTTTATACTCATCCAGCCGTTTTGCAA